TGGTCATGCCCTCACAATCTTTGTCGGCCTTGCTCGAGAGCCAGTGGAGTCGGTAGCCGATTCGGAGTCCGTCTTCGATGATTGGTGTGACGTTGTTCCGAGTCAGGCTCACGATCTCTGAGCAACGGGCCCCGCAGTTCCAGCCGAGAGTGAGGAGCGATTCGTTACGAATGGTCAGGATGCTGTCGGTGCCATACTCTCGACGACCAGCTGCAAGCATCTTCTCAAGCATGTCGGGCATAATCGCCTTCATCTTCTTTTGCTTGTGTCCAGCTTTGGCGGCTGAGCGTTTCACGCCCTTCATGACACGCTTGACGCTTGGGTGGTCTGTGACAAGCGGTTGGTCTGGGTGAAGGTCGCGAAGCTTTGACGCCAGCCCCGCGACTCTGGCCCGGACGGTTGCCGGAGCATAGCCTTTGCCGCCTCTTGCATACTTTTGCATCCAGACGACAAACGCCTGCACGTGCTCGACTGTTGGATTGTGCTCGTTGACATTGAGGGAAGTTGAGTGGAGCCCGGCCCACTCAACAAAGTTCCCCCAAATTGTCCACGCGAAGCCGTAGGATTCGGTCGTGTTCTTGGCACACGACTGCTCTTCAAGGTTCGCGATGTCCTGCAAAATGTCCATGATGTGGACTCCTGTTCATTTGTGTTGTTGCTCTCGAGCACTTCACGGTTGCCGCCAGTCGGTGCTCTGTTCCCTTAGTTTAGTTTTATTTTTCGCGGTCGTCGAGCACTGTCTGCCCGAGTTCACGAAATCGACTGATTACAAATTCACGCCATTGCTCATTTGTCATGGAGCTGCTCTTGCTATGAATATTTTTTACGGAGCGCTCACTGAGGATTTCGCGCGCCATGCCACTGAGACCTGCTGCCAAGTTTTCAGTGGTTTGCCTGATGGCGAGATCGAGTGTTTCACCGAGCGAGCGTTGACGCTCGATGTCAGCGTGGATCTCGTGGTCTCGGAATGCTCGTTTTGGCTGGCCTGGGTTAATTTTCAGAAACTCTTCGCCTTGCGCGACTGCTTGCAAGCGCTCAAGCACGTAGAGCAATGCAAGTGGATCGCCAGCGGCGAAAATGATTTCGGCTGGCAGTTCCATAGAGGTGGTTTGCCTGATCCAGCTTTGAATGAGCCTCACGCTTGCCTCTGCTTGGGCTGTGCCGTTGCCGTGAACGGCTAAGAGGTAATCTTTCTTGTTGTTCATACTTTCCCCACACAGCCACATTTAACTGGGCTGGTTTTTGTGACATTTGGGCGAGAAATGGAACCCCTGATAATTCCAGGAATACCAGGGATTCCCTTGGTCAACCGGTTGGTTAGCTAGTTGCGGTAGATGTAAATCCACTCGCCGTCTATCTGGTACTCGTGCTCTTGGTGGTCCCAACCGGCGAGCGATACGCCGGCCCCGTCAAAACGGGCGTCGCGTTTCCACTTCTCGTCGTCAAAATAGGGCCGGTACTGCTCCGGGAGTTCGTCAAGAATGCACTCGTCGATGTAGTTATCGAGCGACTCATTCCATCGCTCGTCGCGCTCTGACTCTGTGAGGGCTAGAAAACTCATCCCCTCTACCTCAAAAAAGCACTCATCATATGACTCTGGGACCAGGTCACTGACGTCTGCGTCTGCGCTGTGTTCCTCTTTAAGGTGCTGCTGAATAGCTTTTGCTTTGATGTCCATGGTTGTTGCTCCTGCCACTTTGCCGAGTGGCGTTAGTTGTTGCACTAGACACCTCCTACGGTGTTTCGTCCATTCAGGATTCGTCAGTAGTGCTACCAGACGCCTCGTTGGCCTACGGTCATTTTGGAGGTGTCACGCTCGGGGTAGTAGCGCCATACACCGACAACAGCGCCTGCAATGTGGACAATGAAACCGCGCACCACATAGGCGTCAAAGGTGGATGCATGCCACTTTGTCTTACCTTTGCGAGGCGGCGTGTAGTCGAGGTGGATATTGGTAGCTAGCAGGCGTACCTTGTAACCTTCCCATCGGATACGAAAGTAGAGTTCAGTGAGTAGCTTTTTCATGCTGACACCTCCGGAGACGCTAGGCTCAAACCCGTGATTCTAAATTCATTGCCATCTCTGTTAATCACATCAATGGTACCGGCAGAATAAACAGCGATGACTCGAACAATGCCGAGTCGTGAATGTCTGATGTAATCGCCTACCTTGAGACTCATGCCGACACCTCCTGTGCTGTTGGCCAGTTTTCTTCTGTCTTCCAGCAACCGTCACATTTTGGCGGAGTAATGGTGCAAAGATATTCTTCAGGCCTGCCCTTGATTAGTCGGCAATCTGGGCCATCGGTCCCAAAGCCAATGCAATCACCGCAGAAAACGTATCCTAGTTGGTCTATCTTGAAATATTTCATGCTGAGACCTCCTGTAATCGGTATTTGAGGTGCCAGTCGCAATCTTTAACAAGCAACTTGGCTGAGAAGTTGTCGCTCTTTTCTGCTGCTCGCTTGATTGCCAAAACTCCAACGGCTGACATGGTTGGCAATTCGTCGCCTAGCTTATGCCATCGCCGTGCTTCGTCCATTGTTGAAATCATGTCATCTAGTCGCTGCTTTAGATTATTCATGCTGAGACCTCCTGAGATGCTAGGCACTGCTCGACGTCAAGGCGTCGGTACTCTTTGACTAGCTTGTCTGCCTCGTAGGTCATAAGCCATGGGTCTAGGTTGGTTGACTGACTAATGTTTAGCATTCTAGCTAGGCGGTACTTAATGCTTCTCTCTACTCTGCTCATGGTTGCTGTCCTTTTCTCGTCTGGGGCGCATCAGATAGAGAATGGACGTTCGCAGTATGCCGCACCGATATACGTACTGTGAACAAGCACGGGTGTGGTGTACTGCGAACTGGCCAATCTCACTCTGATACTCCCCGGTTGGTTGTTGCTCTCGGTCTTGCCGGACCGATAACTCACGTTATGAGAACTATACTCTCCAATTCTCGCACAATACGCAAGTCCCAAATGAAGAATATCCCCCGTAGGCGTACTTTAGAGGTATTCTAAGGGCCCTAGGGGCTGTTTTCGTGAGTGGTGGGCATGCAAGCCTGCCTTGACATCAAGCGCGGCTCACAGAGGCTCTCAGGAGGAGAGGGGGGGGGTAGCCCCGCAGGCGGTTTCTCCTGATTTAAACTCATTACCCCCACTAAAACTCTCTCGCTCAACTTTAGAAACGAGAATTAGCCGTCAATCATGCATCCACAGCCGCCCCAGTCGAACAAATCAAGCTGCTTATCCGCATCGGCCAGTCTTTCCCGAAACGCCTTCAACGTCAGCGGCTTTAAATCGCCACCAGTGCGGTCTCTCAAAATAGAAACGTCTGCCTCGAGATACTCACGCAGCTCCTCCTCTTTTGCTTCATGCTCCGCATATCTTTCAGGGAACACCTTCAACAAATGCGCAAACTGGCCTTGTCCCGAACGCACACAGAACCCGCCACAGTTGTTGTGAGCAAACCCAAGCTCATAGAGCCGGGGCAGTCGAACCCCAGCCTCCGCAAGCCGGTCTTTCATCTGCCCATACGAATAGAACGGCGGGTCACAGAGCGGGCTCTTCACTACGTACGGCTTCCACCATTCCGCAGCTCGGTCATGACGCTGGCTCTCCTCCGCAGAGATCCCTAGGTACATCACACACTCGTCAGGCTCGTACCGCTCCTCTATCCACTTCCGAATAAACTCACGCTTGAGAATCCTCGAGCAATTTCCAACCCGCGAGTTCCCTAAAAACCGCGAATCGAAAAACACTTCCCAAGGCGTCCGGCCTTCGGCAATCACGGTCAACTGGCCCCCAACGTCCGCCGCACCTTCGTGCAGAAAGCGATAGAGGTCCTCATCTTCAATCTTCGTATCGGAAAAGAGCAGAATGAGGTTTTCGGTTCCGTACTTCTCAGCGACCACCTTGGCAGTCATCCACGAACCCAAGCCTCCTGAGAACATGACGATGTGCTTCATACACAACGCCTAAGAGGTCACCCCCCATCTCACCGACATCAGCGCGTCCGAGAATTAGCCGTCAAAGTAAGCCGTGCTACGCGGAGACTCCTGCACATGAACGCCAATCTTGTGAATGTTGTCGAAATCCTTAAACACCCGCCAGAAACGCTCGTGCAGCCACATGGCAAGATTCTCGGTAGTAGGATTCTCAATGGTATCGTTAAGCTTCTTATGGTCTAGCTGCGCATGCAGCACTTTCCACGCGTCATCGATGTAGGCGGTGTCTACAATCCACCCGAGCTCAGGATTATTCTGCCCAAACACTTCACACCGCACCCGATAAGAATGACCATGCCACTCAGCACACTTGTGACCAGCCGGAACCTTCGGCAGCCAGTGGCAAGCCTCAAACGTAAACTCACGAGTAATCTTCAACATCAACGCCTCCTAAAAAAGTGACAGCTGCGGATTACCAAAGCGATACCGCTCAACGAACCCGTCAAATTTCTCCATGGACCAAAGCGGCAACGCCGAATCGAGCGAATCAACGCCCCAACGAATTGCCGCATCAAGCTTCTTGAGCGTCCCGCATCGACCGAAGTGAAAGGGCTTCCCGTGCTTTCTGGCCAGGGCAATCCACTGCTCAGCAGTGCGCCCTTTGAACTCGTTCGTGCCTCCGAGAAACAGTCCGTCGAACTGCCACATCTCACGCTCAACGTCTGCGGGGTCCATTCCGTCCTGTAGCGCCAGGTACCAGGGCCACTCGACCGGCAAGCGCTGCACCCACGTCAGCGAGTACTCAAAGGACTCACGCCCACCAGCAACGATGTCAGGCAATACGGCGAGCAAGGGTGGGGCGCGACAAACCCGTAGGTTGCGCTCGAGGCGCCACAGGTACTTGTCTTCGTTAAACCGCTCCCCTCGACGCCAGGCCATAAACGCCCCGTTGTCGAATCCCCACGGCTCGCCCTCGTAGATGTTTGGGCGCTCAATGACAAAGATGCGCCCCCACCCGAGTTCTTCAATGCGTTTTACCATGGCCCGGCTTCTGGTGTCGCCAAGCAAGACTTTGGGCAGAACTCTGTCGGCAGTAGGCTCGAGGCCCCCATGCCTTAAAGCTGACCTTGTCGTGGCGCAGGTCGGACTGGCGATAGGATTCGGACGGCATAGGATCTGCGCATCGCTCACAAAGCCAGTGGAACCGCCCGCAAGCCTCGGTGCGGATAAGCTTGTCGGTGACCTTGATGCAATTGTGGCAGTAGCTAGATTTTTTTTTGCGTGTTGTGCTCATGCCGTCAAGCTAGAGCTCGATCGCAAAATCACCCACGCCAGCGCGTCCGAGAAATGCCTGCCCTAGGTCTCAAATCGAAACCGCGTAAAACTAAATGCGTGCCAATGCTTTGGGCGCGCGCGTCCCGCCCATAGATTTCCCCAAGAAAAATTGGGTTCGCGCGCGCCCTCTTAGCGAACAGGTGAGGCCAGTGGCCAAGAAGATAAACGTCAGTTACGACTTCCGACCAAACAAAAGCAACCACAACAAGCACGCCGAAGCACTCGAAGCTGACGAACTGCTCGAAGTGGACGCCCAAGGCATCCAAGCAAACAAAGAGCTTGAGACCAAAGTGGACGTCCACGTCTACCCGTCGCTCCACTCGATGATGCACAACGCCTACGCCACCATAGACAGCGAATTCAGACAGCTAGCCCGCATCTCTCAGGGCAGTGGCCTCGACCACTACCAAGGTAAGCACTTCAACTCGATGGTCAACAGCTACGCCAAGCTCATGCAGCTGGAGCTGCAAATGCGTGAGCAGAACAACCTCGAGGCCCAGTCAGATGAGCAAATCCAAAAGCTCGCAGAAGCCGCCTACAAAAAACTAACCGGCAAACCCATGCCCAAAATCACAAAGAAGACCGACGAAGATGGATGACAGCTTTAGCCTGCACGAAGGCCACGCGCTCGACCTTATTGATAACTTCGACAAGAAGCTGGACCTAGTGGTGACAGATCCTCCGTATGCTTTGACCGGCAGCGGTGCAGAGCATGCCGTATCCTCGGCGGTTGCCTGCGTACTGCGCGAGACGGCCAAGAAGTTAGCCACTGGTTCATGGATGGTAGTTTTCTCAGCGAGCTCGTGGCGCAGCATCTCATACATGACTGAGTCCGTGCGGGGGATACTGTCGCCCGTCCGCGTAGCAAACTGGGTAAAACCCAAAGCCCAGACTGCGGTTCGCACACCTGGCTGGTCATGGACCACAGTGACGCTTATCGCCATGCGTAAAGGACCGAAAAACAACCCGGCATTGGTGTCGCCTCCCAGCATTAACGACTGGCTTGAATGTGCGCCGATGACTAAGGCGCGCAGGGCGCAGCTTCCTTCGCAAGTCGCAGAATGGGCAGTTGCTCCTTACATCGTCCCTGGTGGCGTCTTTCTAGACCCATTTGCTGGCTCAGGCGCACTGCCAGCAGCAGCTGCAAAGCTGGGCATGAACGCACACGGCTTCGAAATAAATCCCCCTAACCAAGAGAAAACCGATGGATGACATCAAAAACACAATTCTCCGCGAAACCGGAGGCAGCAACCTAGCATTCCGCACAGGCGACCCAATCACCAAGGGACACCAGAACGCCACGTTTGACCCAAAGCGCCTAGACAAGCTGCCTGTCCGAGTACGCCCCAGCGAGCCAGGCGACACAGCGTTGATCTATCGCTCCTGGCTTAAAAGCTACCACGGCCAGAACCTCGACCAGCCGAAACGCATCTTCTACAAGCTGCATCGCCCGGTGGTTAAACGCCTGCTCGAGAGCGCCATCACGCTTGTCGCATGTGACCAAGAAAAGGGTGACGACATCTACGCCTGGCTCTGCGCTCAGCGAACCAGTCGCTTCTTGGTACTTCATTATGCGTACACCAAAGCATCGTTCAGACGCTTCGGTTTACAGCGGGCCCTCGTCAAAGGCTTCGACTACCACCGTGGAGAGCCAACGCTCACATCACATCGCGGCTGGGTATCGAAAGACCTGAAGCGCAAGGGTCACACGCTCCTATACGTCCCATACCTCCAGCACGAGGGTGGGCTAACGCAGGTTGAGGAAATCTATGCAGATCCAAGCAATGCAATTGAATGAAAACGCCAAGCCGCTGCTCAATAACACGCACATCAACACAGCAAGCCCGCAACACAAAGGCTTCACGCTAACGCTTGATGACAAAGGCCAATTCCTAACGGTTGCGCATAAGGAAAAGGGCACATTCCTAGTTCCCATCCAGCAAATCAGTTGGATGCGCCCCGCACCGGTTAAAGCGCCAAGAATCCCAACAAAGCGCAAGCCTGTGAAGTCCGTCACTAGGCAATGACCGACGACAGCTCGAAACACGACGCCCGTGCCGTCCTAAGAGAATACATCAAGCGCTTTGGTGACGTCCCAGACGATCAGAACGCCGAGCTGGATGAAGCACGCACGTATCGGTGGCGAGAAGACTTGTTCACACAGCAAAGGGAACTCATCGACGACCCTGCGCTCTACAAGACCGCGCTATGCTCGAGGCGGTCGGGGAAGACATATTCAGCTTGTTACTACCTCATTGAAGTAGCCACACGTAAGCCGGGTTGCATCTGTGCGTACATCGCTCTCACAAGGGGTAGCGCCAAGCGCCTCATGTGGGCCGAGATGAAGCGCGCAGCACGCAGATACATGTTGAATGTTAAGTTCAATAATTCGGAGCTTATTGCGACGCTTCAAAACGGAAGCCAGATAATACTTACAGGCGCAAACGACGAAGCTGATGTGGACAAGCTCCGTGGTTCGGCTTACGCGCTGGTTATCTTGGATGAGGCGGCATCATTTGGGCCACACATCGACGCGCTGGTCGAGGAAGTATTAGAGCCAGCACTCGTTGATGCCCGTGGCACATTGCTGATGATTGGAACTCCGGCCGCCTCTTTCAATCTCTTCCATAAGGCGACAACAGACCCATCGTATGGCTACAGCAACCACGCCTGGACCATTCGCGACAACCCGCACATTCCACACGCTGAAGAGTGGCTTGCAAAACGCAAAAAGCAACGCGGATGGTCAGACCACAACCCAATCTACCTGCGAGAGTGGTGCGGCAAATGGGTCCGCAGCGACGACTGCATGGTCTACAAATACACGCAGAAGAACGTGGTTCAGACGGTGCCTCTGCACGAGTATGACTTCGAGTACGTGCTGGGTGTTGACCTTGGTTACGAAGACGCGACTGGTTTTGTGATTGGGGCATTTAGTCGAGACTTGCCAGACTTCTACGTCGTCGAGTGCTACAAAGAGAACCACCTCATCCCCAGCCAAATCGCCGAACGTATCAAGGAATACCACGCCACCTATGACTTCACGGTGATGGTGGCGGATACGGGTGGTCTCGGTAAGAGCATCGTCGAAGAATTCAAAGCCCGGCACCTCCTGCCACTGAGAGCTGCCGAAAAACGCCACAAGCTGAGCTACCAAGAGCTACTGAACGGCGACCTGGCGGACGGCAAGGTCAAAGTGCTCGAGGGCTCCGCGCTGCTTCAAGAGTGGGATCATCTGGCCTGGGATGAGCGTGGCAAGGAAGATGCTCGGTACGACAACCACCTCAGCGACGCTATGCTCTACGCCTGGCGTGAATCAAGACACTACACGCACCAGCCAACAAGCGCCGAGCCGCTACCAGGAACGCCCGCGTACACGCGACGCATTGAGCAGGGCATCATCGACAAGCTTGAACGCAAACTAGACAACGAAGACGGAGAAGCATGGTGGGAGAGCAGCTACCAACTGAACTAGGCACGCTTGAGAACCTCATCCAGCTAGCTGAGGACTACAAGCTTAAACGCCTGAAGATTGGCGACTTTGAGATTGAGTTCTTCGAGCCTAAGCGCGTGTCTGGCCAAGGCGTTTCAGAAGATTTGCAATATGAGTTCGACGATACGCGAGAAGACGACTTTTACAGCACGATTTGAGGCGCACGATGGAAATTAAGAAAGAATACTGGTGGCAGTCCGCAAATGACCCGCACGAGCTCGTCTACGACACGGTCGAAAACCTACGCGAAGAGCAAAGCTGGCGCAGCGAAGACAACCTCTACCACCTGCGACTCTACGGCAATATCGCACCTTCAACGCTTGGCTCGTTCAGCGAGTACTCATCGAC